GCAGTCTTGCCTGTGAAGCTTTCCCAGCGTTTAACAATTAAGTCGCAGTATGCAGGGGAGAGTTCCATTGCATAGCAAATTCTCCCTAACTGCTCTGCTGCCATAATGGTAGTACCTGAACCAGCAAATGGTTCATATATGATATCTTTTGTATCTGTTGTTAGTTTAATAAAGAAAGCGGGGAGTCTAACAGGAAATACTGCTGAGTGTTTTAATGATTCCTGGTTACCGGTAATCTGCAAAACATTGCCAGCCCTTGCAATCCCTTTCTTAAACTTTCCGCTTACACTGATATTACCGGACCTGCCTTTTGATTTATTTCTTTTACTTGAAACTCGAATTTGAGCTGATACTTTTCCTACATCCCTGGGCTTAAATTTAATCTTCTCAGAGCGAGTAAAATGGAAAATATCTTCATACATATCTACTAAATCAAGAGCTTTCGTTTTAAGTTTATCTTCATCAGCTTCAACAAACTGTACCATCCAGTCAATTTCTTCTTTATTAGTAAAGAAATGTACAGGCTCAAAATCATTTCTTAAACGATTAGGCCAGCCTCCGGGAAGACCTGTCTTAGTCCAAATAAGCTGGTCTACATATCTCCAGCCTGATTCAACCATAGCAATAATAGTTTTAAATACATATAAGGAGCGCTGTCCATTTTCAACATGCTCTTTGATATTTACAAACAAGGAGCCGCTGTCATCAAGTATCCTATAAATGTTTTGAGCTACTTTTAGAAACCAAGCAGGATAATCATCGGGAGGAATGCCGCCATAGTCGTTTTTTCTTTGCATAGCATAGGGTGGAGAGGTAATGACACAGTTAGCTTTTTCTCCATCCATCAAGCTATCCACAACAACTGAGTCAGTGCAGTCACCACAAAGCAAGCGGTGATCTCCCAAAAGCCAAATATCCCCTAATTTAGTTATTGGTTCAGTTGGTGCTTCTTCATCAAAATCATCTTCTACAACTTCTTCTTTTAGTCCTAACAGCTCACTGATTTCCTGATCATCAAAACCTGTAAGAGATACATCAAAGGTAGTTGCATCAAATTCAGCCATGAGATTAGAAAGCTTATCTTCATCCCAGTTGCCTTGAATTTTATTAAGAGCAATACTTAAAGCTTTCTCTCGTGTTTCATCTAAGTCAACAACCACACAATCAACTTCAGTCAGCCCAATATCAATTAAAACTTTTAATCTTTGGTGACCACCTACAACATTGCCGGTTCTTTTATTCCAGATAACAGGTTCTACATAGCCAAATTCTGATATAGAACGTTTTAATTTCTCATATTCTTTATCTCCTGGCTTTAAATCTATCCTTGGATTATATTCAGCGGGGATGAGTTTATCAGTTTTTATCTTTTCTAACTTCATATTTTTCTGCCGCCTTTTTTAATTCACTATATTTATTAATATCCTCCCAAGGAAATAGGAAGCTATTGAAGTGACCATAAGTCGCTGTATCGGAATAGATTACATTTCTTAAGTGTAGTTTTTCTATAATAGCTGCTGGTCTTAAGTTAAATACTTCTTGAACAATATTGATAAGTTGCTCATCGTTTAGTTTGCCGGTACCAAAAGAAGTAACATCAACTGCCACAGGATTTGCCTTTCCTATGGCATAAGAAAGAGCGACCTCACATCTGTCTGCAAGACCGCTCCATACGATATTCTTTGCAATGTAGCGCGCCATATAGGCACCGCTTCTATCAACCTTGGTTGGATCTTTGCCGCAAAGAGCACCACCACCGTGGGAAGCAAGACCACCATAGGTATCAACCATTATTTTTCTGCCTGTTAACCCTGTGTCGGCAGCAGGACCACCTTCCACAAATCTGCCGGATGGATTGATTAATATTTCAGTATCATCGTCAAAAGGAAAATCTTCAAAGCATTGCCAAAGTACATTATTTAGGATATCTGATTTCAATTCTTCCTGAGTTTTATTCTCGTCATGTTGTATTGAGACAACAATGGTTTTAATGCGCTTGGGCTTTCCATTTTCATATTCTACAGAAACTTGTGCTTTACCATCAGGTAGGATACCTTTGATGAGTTTTCCTTTACGGCAGTCATCAATTCGTTTTACGATACGATGGGAAAGCACAAGGGGAAGGGGAAGATTCTCGCGGGTTTCATTAGTTGCATACCCATAAACTGTTCCTTGATCACCGGCACCAATAGAACTGTAAGGGTCGAGGATACCGTTTCTTACTTCAAGTGCTGTATTTACACCTGCTGCAATATCTGAGCTTTGATTATGTACATAAGCATAAATCAAAAACTTCAAAGGATTATATCCTACTTTTTTTAATACATTTCTTACAATTTCTCTAATGTTAACTTTCTCGCTGCAGGTGATTTCGCCCGCCACGATGATTTTACCCTTTGTAGCCATAACCTCACATGCCACACGGGAAGCTCTATCCTTACGAAGACAAGCATCTAAGATATTGTCAGCTATGAGGTCACAGAGTTTATCGGGGTGTCCCATGCAGACACTTTCTGCGGTTTTATAAGTAATCATATTTTCTCCTATCTATATTTTATTTTCCTCGCCTTGCTGAAAGAAGACGCTCCATTACATCGTCCTGTGGGTTTACACCGCTGTATTCGCCGGTGCAGTTTTCTTTAACAATCTGGAAAATCTCCATCCACAGACGGTTTGTCTGACTCATATAGTTTTGCCCCATAGCTACATAGGGACTTTGAATAGCATTGCCTGTAGTAGGATGTTTTGCTAAAAATCCATACTCTGTTACGGCTTCTTCACATTGAATCCAACGAGCTACACTCATAGCATAGCGTTCTAAGAGTTGCGGTGATACTAAACCAGCACATCCGCGTACGTTTAACCACTTCCATGTGTTTCTGTAAATTTCGCCTGCAACCAGAGCTTTTCCGTCTTTTTGTATTGCTTCTAACATTTTATTTGGTTCAGGCATTTCAATTCCTTTGAGGTCTGCTGTATCCTTGAATTCTATTACTGTTAATTTTCTGCCTCCGGGATTTCCTTCAGCTATTTTCTCGGATAGCGGCTTCTTTTTTGCTCCTGCGCCTATACGAGCACCACCTCGGTTAGTACCGTCTTTTGCCATATGTTCACCTCGCTTTGCAATGGCTTGCCCTATTCCTACGTTTGAAACTGCGTTTTTTCACGCGCGACCCCACGACGCTGTCCGCTTAAAAAGTTGTAGAGATTTTGATACCCCACTGGGGTCATCGGGCATGCCAGCGATCACCCATTTTCACGGTGATTCGGGCATGGCAGCTATGACACAGCGCCATGAGATTGTCCTCGACGTTGGTGCCACCACGAGAAAGCGGGAGGATGTGGTGGACCTCCTCTGCAGGCGTCAGTTTTCCTTGCTTCTGACACTCTTCGCAGAGTGGATGTGCTTTGATGTAGCGATCACGGATTCGTTTCCAGCTACGACCGTAGCGTTTGTTGGAAGCGGGGTCACGCTCATACTGGTTGTACTGTTTGTCCATGACCTTCTGATGTTCGGCACAGTATTGCTCACGCACAGCGAGCCGACCGCAGCCTGGATAGGCACAGGGACGCTTGGGTTTATACGGCATCGGTTCACCTCCTTGTGGGTAAAAAGAAAGCCCTCACGGAATTGCTCCCGCGAAGGCCTGTCTTTATTCTTTTGCCATTATAATACTATCATGAGAGGCTACTCTCATTCGCTCTCATTTACTCTCATGGACAGGATTGTGTCCACTACATTCAAAGCCTCGTCGTGCATTCGGTAGATGTGCTGGATACTATAATGCATTTCGACCGCGATCTTTTCCCATGAAAGAAAGCAAAGGTATCGCTTTTCCAAGAGCGTCTGCTGCTCGGCATCAGTTACCAGTCGGATCGTGTTCATGATTTCCTTTTTCAAATCTACCAACGCTTCAATGTCGCGCTTTAGTTCATTCTGTAAATCAATCATCTTGTACACAGCATCCGCCATTTTGGAGCCACCGTTATTAGGATTGCGAGGCATGCCTGTTAGGACAGAGGAGCAGCTTGTCGCCAGTTCGTTCAAGGACTCTATCTGCTGGAGCTTTGACTTGATACGCATGTCCAGATAACGCGCTTGAGAAAGGTATGTCTTAGTATTCATAGCAAGCTTTCTCCTTTCTCAGCTTGGAAATCAGCATTTCTGGGTTGATGCTTGTCAATGTGCTAAACCAGGCAGAACGGAAGAAGCGCTCGATACTGGCAAGCTCCCGCTTATCCTCATAAAGCCGGTAATCCTTGACTGCTTGCAGTACGATGGCGTTTGCCAGTTCTTCGTATGGATTCATAATCTGTACCTCCGATATTTTGTATTTCTCTCGGATTGGCACGGATTGTCGTAGATTGTCTCAGATGTGCAGATCGGCTTTCACCGCATCGATCAGCGCCGCTTGAGTACTGTCCTTCTTGGACAATACCTTCAGAATCCGCTCGTCGATCGTGCCTTTGGTAACGATGTGCTGCACCACAACAGTTTCGGCACTTTGTCCTTGCCGCCAGAGTCGGGCGTTGGTCTGCTGATAAAGCTCCAGTGACCATGTCAGCCCGAACCAGACAATGCAGGAGCCGCCGTTTTGAAGATTTAACCCGTGACCGGCAGAAGCGGGATGGATAAGCGCTACAGGAAGCTCACCGTCGTTCCAGCGCTTGATGCTCTCGGAACTGTCCAACTTGGAGAACGGAACATGTAGCTTATTCAGCCGCTCTGTTATTCGGACAAGGTCATGTTTGAACCAGTAAGCTACCAGAAGTGGCTTTCCGCCAGCGGCTTCAATAATGTCCTCCAGTGCGTCCAGTTTCCGGTCGTGAAGATTCACGGTACCGCCATCGTCGGTGTAGATTGCGCCGTTTGCCATTTGACAGAGCTTGCCAGTGAGAGCAGCTGCATTCGCAGCGGTGATCTCGCTGTCCTGAAGTTGCAGGACTAGGTCTTGCTTCAGGCCGTCATATCGTTTACGTTCCTCGTCGGATAGCCTGACGGTATATTCGCTGCTGACTAACTCTGGCATTTTCAAAAGGTCGGTGGAGCGCATGGAAATGGTGATGTCAGCTATCTTGTTATAGATGCGTTGTTCCGCTCCGGGCAGAGGTTTGTAGGTAAAGATGACCTGCCCATTGCGCTTGTCTGGCTGAAAGTATTCAAGCCGATAGTGGCTGATAAACCTTCCGAGCCGAGCGCCCATGTCCAACAGCCGAAATTCTGCCCATAAATCCATGAGACCGTTGCTGCTGGGAGTGCCGGTTAGCCCAATGATGCGCTTGACCTTTGGCCGCACCTTCATCAATGCCCGGAAGCGTTTTGCCTGATAGTTTTTGAAGGAGGACAGTTCATCGACCACCACGGTATCATAGTTAAAAGGCAGTTTGCTGTCCTCAATCAGCCACTGGATATTTTCTCGGTTGATGATATAGATGTCAGCAGGCTTCATGAGCGCTGCACGACGTTCCGCTTCGGTGCCGACAGCCACGGAGCAGATGAGGTTTTGTAGGTGATCCCACTTATCCGCTTCAGAAAGCCATGTGTCCCGTGCTACTCGCAATGGGGCGATGACCAGAATGCGATGCGCTTCGAAGCTGTCAAATAGCAGGTTGTTCAGCGCCGTCAGCGTGATGCTCGTCTTGCCAAGGCCCATATCCAAGAGAACGGCGGAGATCGGATGCTCCTCGATGTAACGGGTTGCGTAGGTCTGGTAGTTATGAGGTTCGTATTTCATAGAGAATCCCTCCAATCTGCTGTTCATCATCAAGGATATACACCTTGAAGCCGAGCCGCCGAAGCAGTCCGTGTCTCGCTATCTGTAATGGACGCGGCTTCTCTCCTGGGGCCTTTACTTCCACGAAGCCAATATGACCATCCGGTATAAGCACAATACGGTCAGGCATTCCATCGAAACCGGGAGAAGCAAACTTCAGGGCGATACCACCAGCGGATTTGACTGACTGAACCAGTTTTTTCTCTATTGCTTTTTCTCTCATATTCGTTCACTCCATCAGAGATTTTAATAGGTGGGGTAACCTCGACGCACGTCATATCTAAAACTTTTCTTAGAGCAATTTTTTTGTCCCTAAGAGACTTTTTGTATATGACCTTTATCGAGGTTACCCCATAGCCCTCTTAGGTCAGAAATTCCTCAAAATCTCCGTCGTCGGTTTTTATCCTCAGTCCGGCGAAGAAACGCTTGTTTTTCACCTTGATACGGCTATACCCGGCAGCCTCCAGAGCGGAATAGAAGTCTGTAGTACTACGGATATATTCGTTGGTATCAATGCAATAATTCCGATATGCCTGATAAAGCACACTGGAGCTCTCGCGGAAGCTGGCATCAAGCTCACATTTATCCTCAAGGAAATGGGCAAACCAGTCGTTTTGCGCCCGGTATTCCGCGATAGCTTTCTGCACACATTCCGGCACAGGGATTTTGTAGTCCAGCGCAATGACATTCTTGGCACCTTCGATAACCCAAGCCAATATGCTTTCACCGGCGTTCTGATAAAGATACTCACTATAGTTCTTGATGTCGCTGGTGCCATCAATCTTAGCGTCGAACGGGATCACGATTAGCCTACGCCAGATACCATCGTCCGAAGCACTGACCTTAGGCAGGTGATTTGTATAAAGCACCAGTGTGTGACAAGGTGTGAAGCTAAACGGGTCCTTATACTTTTTCTCGGCGAACACATCATCAGTAGAGCAGAGTTGTTTCACGATGGAGTCGTTGAGCCGAGCACCTTCCTGTAGTTCTGCAGCGATGAGCAGGCGCTTTCCCTTAACCTCCGCCATCTCCGGTTTGATGTTGCGACGGCAACCTACCGTTAAGGTATCAGCAGAGATGTTGCCGCTGTAGAGACCCAGCACACGGGAGATGGCGTTCCAGAAGGTAGATTTACCATTGCGTCCGCCGCCGTAAGCAATGATCAGAGCTTCTACATATACCTTGCCGATGGCAGCCAGCCCGCAGATCATCTGCACATAGTCTATAAGCTCCTGATTTCCACAGAAGATGAGGTTTAGGCTATCTTGCCAAAGTTGTGCGCCCTTATTGCCGGGCGATACTGAGGTCATTTTTGTGATAAAGTCCTCCGGAGAATGTTCCCGCGCTCCATCCATACCTTTTCGCAAGTCGTAAGTAGCGGCGGGTGTGCAGAGCAGGAAACAGTCTGCGTCAAGGTCGCGAGGCGAGATTTCCAGCATGGGCCGCGACTCCTTCAGCGTTGCAGTGATGTTCTTGGAGTCTCGGCGTCGAATAACGAATGACTGATATGCCTTCGCTGCAAGGAAAGCCTTATAAGCCTCAAGCTGAGCATTGTTCATCAAGCTTTCAGCTTTGCTTTTGGATGCGCCTTCGAGAATTGTCTGACCACCGTTTTCTGTCAGCAGCTTCATCGCTGTCAGTAGGTCTTTGGTGGCTTCCTCCAATTGTCGACGGGTCAGTTCGTGTGCGACTGCCTGTGCGCCAGGCTCACTTTCCTGCCAGTAGTGTTCGTTGTAACGGATAAAATGTGTTGCAGGTGAATATCGCAATTCGCCGGAGAAGTGCTTTGCCAGCACTTCGGCTTGGCCCACATCTGAGAAGTCACCGGGCTTATATGAAACGGGATCGTTATATGTCTCTGGCGGAATATATCCGTCCTGCTGCTGTACCTTTGCAAAGAAACGCTGTGCGCTGTGCCAGATAGTCGAAAGCTCAAAGTCCGGGAGAGGGGGATCGCATTTAGCAGCCTCCTCCATAAATGCCTGATACGCATCTTCACTGTCACCGTATTTCTTGATGACCCGACCAGCAAAGCGGGAGAGTGTAGCGTTGCGGCTGCCCTCCGGAATAACCTGACTGGCACTATACCCGCCAGCCATATTTAAATCGAAGTCGTCACCCGCCAAGAAGTCCGTTAGATTCATACAACCATCGTGAATTTCAACCTGAGGCGAATTTGTGCCAAAAAAGAATCGAGCAGCGTCCAGCGCTTTCGTGTCGAAATATGGAAAGATGGCGTTGACCAGCTTTTTCATGTCGCTGTAGCAGGTTGCGTCGGTGACATGATCAATGGGAAACAGCACATGGAACTTAGGTCGAGCAGGCTTTCCATTTTTCTCGCGCATATGTGATCGACTGTAGTGAACGGCAAACGCGACGCCGGGAAAAGCTGCTTCCACATCAGCAGGCCGCATCCATTCGTCAGGGTTCTCAGAGTGGTCATTGTCACAGTCCACCGGAAGGCAGTCGCTACCAATGAAGTTATCGCCGCTACGATAGTTGTTGCGGTATTCCGCGCAAACATAATCCCGACTGACCGCAGAAGAAAGCTCCGCTGCATCAGTTATCTCTGCTTTATGCGGATAGGAGCAGTTGCCGGGATTACTGATGAAGTCAGAATGGTATATGGTAAACATCTTGAACCTCCTTCAAATCTTCTGTGAAGTAGCGCAGGCGGTAGTTTTTCCACCTGGCTCTTTTGATCTCTGCCTGCATACCGGGAGAGATTACGCTGCCAAATACCCAAACTTCGGAGCATTTGCTCATCAGGGCATTTCCAAAGAATAATCCCAGTTCACGCTCTTGCGGGTTGGTGTCGTCCATAAACTGTGGAAAGAGCAGATGCGGTGCGATCGGTATAAAACCCCTGTCCACAGCAAACCTGCTGTAAACTCGCGCAGCCTTTACGTTTTTTTCAATGTCTCCCGCATAAGGAGAGCAGATATATACGATTGGCCGGAAAGCGCGGAGTGCGCGTTCCTCTTTCTCGATCAGCGACAGGGCTTCGTAGGCGGTTGGGTCGGGGTAACCCTCGCTATTGCGTTTATCTATACTCATTGGGAGCCTCCTTTCACGATGGGCTTCTTGTCCATCTCTAATATCCACTGGAAAAAAGGAAGCCCATCGTACAAAACATCCTTAATCTTTTTTATAGAAATCCGTCTCGTAGCCATCGGCCCGGAGCTGTAGGCCTTTAGCCCACGGTGGCGTCCTGCCCATCTGTTCACAGACAGAAGAAAGGGACATATGCGGGTCGGCTTCGATGACAATCTCGTCGTGAATATGCATGACAATGGAGCAGCGCCGAAGCGTCTGCATCGCATAACAGAGAATATCGCGGGCAGTCGCCTGTACAATGTTCTCCACGAACTTAGGCCCGTAGGAGTCCAATCGTTCCCATTTCTTCGTGCTACCAACACCTTCGTAGGTGATGCAGCTCCCGCCGAATTTGTTTTCACCGATACGCGGCTTCACATAGGCAAGCCGTCTGCCACTTGGCAGCGTGATAAATAGCATCCCACTTTGGCAAGTAAAGGTAATGCCGTGTGTCGAGTTGGTGTGCTTGTAACGAACTGCTTCCATAGCGGCCTTGTCCACATCCCACCAGAACTTCACGATGTGGGGATTCGACTGCCGCCATGCATCTACCAGCAAAGGGAGCTCTTCTTCGGCAAGTCCCATATCAAGAGCACCCATCGCCTTGAGCGCACCGACTGAGCCTCCATAGCCGAGCGCTAATTCCGCGATCTTGCCTTTTTGCCGCAGGTGACCATTAATACCATGCTTCTCGACCAGCACTTTGAACATCTGCGATGCAGAGGCACAGTAGATATCTCCGCCTTTAGCAAACACATCCTGACGCCATTGCTCATCGGCAAGCCACGCGATTACACGGGCTTCAATGGCGCTAAAGTCCGAAACGATGAACTTTGCATCAGTTCTTGGTACAAATGCGGTACGGATAAGTTGGGAAAGAGTGTCCGGTACATCTTCGTACAGCATTTTGAGAGCGTCAAAGTCGCCGCAGCGAACAAGGGAGCGGGCCTCAGCCAAATCCTCCAGATGATTCTGAGGCAGGTTTTGCATTTGGATAAGGCGACCTGCCCAGCGACCGGTACGGTTTGCCCCGTAAAACTGAAACATACCGCGAGCTCTGCCATCAGCGCAGACTGCGTTTTCCATTGCCTGATACTTTTTCACCGAGGACTTAGCGAGCTGCTGTCTGAGGCGAAGTACCTCCGCAAGCTCAGGCGGCGCGGATCTCAAGAGTTCCACGACTGCCTTTTTACCGAGGGTATCGGTTTCCATGCCGTTGTCCGAGAGCCACTGTTTCATCTGCTGCACGGAGTTTGGATTATCCAGCTCGGTCAGCTTCTTCATTGCCATAGTCAGCTCAGAACGGGAACGACCATCAATGTCGATGGCTTCCTTCACCAGCGTCATATCCAGAGCTACGCCTCGGTCGTTGATCTCCTGATCGAGGTGATACTCGTCCCAGACGCTGTCTGGCACAGGGAACTTAGAGAGCTTTGCCTGTATGGACATCTCGGCCTCAACATCACGGGCATTATATTTCTTGAATGCCAACCACTTATCAGGCGCATGATAAGGGAAATTTCGGGTGCGCTGGCCATTTGCTTTTGTCGGAGAGCAGGGCTGGCAGAAGAACTTGATGAGTTCCTTACCTTCGGTCAGTTTTTGCTTATCCAGATTGAGCACAGAGCCAACACCTTCCAGCGAAAGAGGCAATCCCATCGTCGCCGCCCACACCATAGAGCAGCGCCATGAAACAGGATTAATGTATTCGCCAGTCGGCAGCCCAATAAATCGGGAGAGACAGATCCTCTCGAAGTTGGCGTTAAAGGCCCATTTTGTCACAGTTTCGTCGGTGAGAGCGGTTATAACTTCGCCAGGGATTTTCTCACCGCAGGCAAGATCTATAATCTGCACAGCACCACCGTCCACGGAGTAGCCGAACAGTAAAATTTCAAAATCCGATGCTTCAATATAGCGGTACACACCGGATTTAGCAAGATTGACACTTGAAAAGGTTTCTATATCTATACTGATTGATTTCATATACACTGTCCCTTCATATACCCCAGATAGGGTGACAGGCACAAGGCCCGCCACCCTTGAGGTTCTGGTTTTCAGGCGAGGAAGTCCTCGTCATCATCGGTTGCGAAATCAGACTCAGCAGATGCCTTGCCGCCGAGAGGCTCACCGTCGCGCACCTTCTGCAGGTTGTTCAGACCACAGGCGATGCCCTTATTGCCATTGCTGTTAAATGCATAGAAGCTGATGCTGGCACGACCGTACACTCCGGAGTAGACCTCGGAGCGGGTCAGAATAGGGTTGCGGTCGACGTCAACAATTCCGGGTGCCGTGGTTGCATTGGCGTTGATAAAGTAGGAGTTGGCATAGGCTTCGTCGTCCGGACGTTCTGCATCACCATCACGAAGAGGTGTCTTGAGGGCTGCGAGCGGAGGCACGGATTTTCCGTTTCCCTTGAGCTTTGACTCACCCTCGTGGTAAGCCGCTTCGATAGCTGCCTTGATTTTTTCGACCGTCTTAGTATCGGACTTGGGGATAATGAGGCTGACGGAGAACTTCGGTGTACCGCCGTTGATACTTTTGGGCTCCCAGACGTTTGCATAAGACCAGCGGGTGTTGGGACCAGTGATAACCTTCATTGGGTTGTTGACTTTCGTAGTGCTGTTATTCATAATCGTTTTCCTCCATAAAATCATTTTTGGCTGTATTCATCGCCGAGCGTTTATCGCTCTCCGGCACGAGCGTGGGTTTGCCCTGCGGCTTCTCGATATAGGCCGCGAGGAGTTCATCAAAACGGGATTTACCGAGCAGTTTCTGCATGGCGGTGACGCCCAGCACCTTGTGCTCATAGGGGTCAAAGCCAGCGTCAGTGACCACACCAGCGACCGCTGTTTCGTTCGTGTATCTGCGGTTCGAGCGCCCTTCGACCAGTTTCCAACCGTTCCACTTCTTACCGCTGATTGCCTGCTGAAGTGCGTATTCCTTAATGTCCGCCGCCCACGATACAAGGTCATCAGCACGGACGAGGATTTCCTCGACTTCTTCATCAGTCAGTAGCGGCGGGAGCTTAAAATCGTAACGGGCGAGCTCCATATTGGCATCTGCTCTGGCGCGACATTCGTGTTTTGCTTTACAGAAGCCGCACCACTCACCGCACAGGAAGTTGCCGTCACCTGCGAAAGCAAGGTCGGCAGCGGGTTTTAGCACCTCATCTGCCCAGCGGTAAAGTTTGTCTTTTGAGATTTTGTAAGTGCTGACATTGTCACGTCGGGGCTGATAGATAGTCATGCGCACCGAGTTGATGTCGTAGATTCCGTCAAACAGCTCAAGAGCGCCGAGCGCGTAGCACTGCATCTGCGGGTTTTCCTTTGCACTTACAAGCACGCCCAGACCATGTTTGTAGTCAATGATCTGCAAGGTGCCGTCTGCGATAATGATGCAGTCGGCTGTGCCGAAGCCGGACTCTACCCAGCGGGAAAAGTCCACACGCTGTTCGATGAGAACAACAGGATCGGTGCAGGTCTGCTTTGCTGTTTCCACCTGTTCGAGCACATAAGCGGCATAACCGGTGGCGCAGTCGTTCATTTCCTCGTTAAACCATATTAGGTTTTCGGTTGGGTCGGTTGCTTCCATGCCCAGCGCCTGACGGAGCCTGAACTCACAAAGTGCGTGGGCATCAGTGCCCTCGGCTGCATAGTTGCTACCTTTGTCATCGTAGCTCTCACAGAGCCGAGCTGAAGGTGGGCAGTGAAGCCAGCGGTCCGAGCTGGATGCGGAAAGAATGGCGTGTCCTTTAGGTGGCATCAGTCAGTCCCTCCACATCTGCAAGCAGCGCTTTGTAGTTTGCCGGGTCAATGCCCGAAAGCTTGTCGGCACCGTACTTCTGGAGCAGAGAGCGAATCTGAGCAGTAAAGCCCGCACGGGACTTGTCTGCAAGAACAGCCCTGACCGCCTCCAGCGTCAGCACCGGCTCGGCAGGTTCAGCTTTCGGCTCTGGCTCATCGCCGCTGAACTGCTCCGCCAGCCAGTTAGCCGCGTCGTTGATAGCAGCAGCACACCTGCGCAGTTCTTCGATTGTCGCGGACATCTCGCTCATTTTGCTCATATGCTTTTCCTCCTTCCGTAGATTTGCTTTGGGCTGCGAGGATAGAAAGATTTCTCGCCAGCCTCTTGGACACGACACTGATCGCAAGCAAAGTGTCGATCAGTTCCTCGTCGGTGTCGTTCATTTGTCTTTTGTCGTTCATAAGGCTTCCTCCAATCTGGGACTTGTTGTTTTCCTGTCCTCACTACCCACTGGAAAAAAGGAGGCCCATCGTACAAAAAATCTGAAAAATATTTTTGCCCTCTGCCATGAAGCTCTGGCAGAGGGCAAAACCGTGTGATTATTTGAGGCCTAATATACGTTTACGAAGCTGGTCGAGCACCTGCTTTTCTCGGTAGACGACCTTGGACTTGTACCAGTCGCCACCGAACTCGTTCTGCAGGGTAGTTGCCATTTCCGTCTTGGAGCTACCCTCCATAAGTAATTCGCAGATGCGTTTGCCCTCAGGGTCACGCTCCGACAACTCGTCGAGAAGCTGTTCAAGCAGAAGCCTGTCCACAAGGGTGTCGGAAAAGTTGCTGGTCGGGTCATCAATTGTATCAATAAGGCTGAACCCGTCACCGTCAGCATTTTCCATCGGTGCGTCGAGTGAGATAGTGTTTCCACATGCACGATATTCGCAGGTGGCACAGTCGCTGTCGCAGATCCAGAGTTTGGACTTGGGACATAAGCATTGACCATTCTTTTGCGCTTCCTTCTGTAAGCGCCAGATGGGGCGGTAGTATTCGCGGTAGATTTCTTCAGTTACGGGCACCCACTGTTTGGTGCTGCGGATGTAGATTTTACGTTGATTGTCCTGATTTTCCATTTGATTTCCTCCTGTGATTTGAATTGCGTGAGCAATCGCAGGAGGAAATTCCTTAGACTTTATGCAAATTTACACATATTTTGTTGTTTTTTGAGCTAGTGCGTGATAAAATGATTTAATAAGAATTGATATGAATTGATGGAAGTATTAATCCATCAAAGGCACCAACCTGAAAGCAATAAAAAAGTCCCTGCGATTACTCACAGGAACTATCCAAATGATGATTAAGTTAATGTCCAACGATGATAAGGTTAATAACGTTAATAGGGTTAAAAGTTATCTAGGGAGGCAAAAAACGTGACAAATAATGCACACCCAATTCTGTGTGGTGGCACCCTCCTCATACAGATATTAGAATCAAAGAGGACAACCGCCACACGACGACAACGTACACAGAGTGTCGCAGATACTATTCATGAACAGGACGTATTGCTCGGACTTGTTCAGATTGTTCAGCCCGACTATCTGAAGCCAGCAGGCGATACATTCAAAACCTACACCACTTATTTTAAACGATGCGCGGAAAATACTCCTCAAGATCTACAGTTCGTAGACGAGGCTGTGGTTTCGGCGTTTTTGTCACGTTATGAATCGGATTATGCCGGCGTTCTGAATGACATGACTAAGTTCGTGAATAACTTCATTGAATCTGGGACTACAAGACAAAAAGATATAAAACTAACAAGACGACTGATAGAAATGATTGTGAACGACAAGGGAGATCCCTCTATCTCTGATGATTATCCGTTTGTGATAAGCAAGGATGGTACCACGGTTTCAAAAATGGAACTAGCGACTATACCTAAAATATACCTTCCTGCATTTCTCTTAAGCATATGGAAATTTATTGTAACCGAGCGCAAGGACAATTCTGTGGGTGCAGCAACGGTGGCTGCTTGGTCGGTTCCTAATGTACAGGGGCGTTATAGGGTTCCTGAGAGTTCACCTGCGCCTGAAGGTTTTACAGTAGACTGTGGAACGTATGTGGCTCCAATTTTACATACATCAGATGTAGAATTTTCGGAGGAATTAATACCGACAATTGTTCCAAAGTTCATAATGCCAGATGTTTATACATACCTCCGCAACGCTGAAGAAAAGTACAGTACGATGAAAACATTACTATACAATGACCAACCCAAGCAATTCTATAGTTTCTATGTATGCAACAGAATCCGCTATAGAGGGCTTGATAGTATAGCGGAGAATCGAGTAGGCAGACACCCGGTGAATATGCAGTTTATTGAAGAAGTGACAGTAGAGAAAATCAGGGAAATATCTCGCTTTGCAATTATCATCGGCACAGGTGGACTTGGTAAATCCATGATGATGCGCCATCTTTTTCTAAATGCTATAGCAAACTTTGACGATCTGAAGCGGTTCCCGGTATTCGTCCCTCTGAAAGATTTTGATGAAACTGCGGACTCGCTGTTTGAGTATATTTACTCTAAAATTGGTGTGTTTGACAACAATCTGACAAAAGAACAATTTGAACAGATGCTTGCTTATGGCACGTGTCTACTACTCCTTGATGGATTGGACGAAATCGGTGTCGGTTCTGTTCAGAGGTTTGAACGAGAATTAGAGACATTAACTGACAAGTACTCTGAAAATATGTTTGTTTTGTCATCGCGTCCGTTTCAATTATTCGTTTCATATGAGCGCTTTAGCTT